ATGGATGTGGGAGTACATATTCTTTTCTGGTTTATCATCATAACGCTCTCCAGATACTTGCATCCTTCTATAACAGTATCCACCTTGGAATCCTTTGATTAAAGTAGGGCAACGTCTATCAATTATAAATGCTGGACTGCCATCTGACATCTTTGTTAATTGAGAACCAACAGACTCTAAACGCAAATCAACACTATTAGATGGAGCTGGTATTGCTCTTAATCCAGCACCACGAAGAATCTGAAAAGGAGTAGACTCATCTGTTTGCGCTCTAAAATCCCCTGCTGGATCACCAATAATATTAACATCCAATCCAGAAAAACGAGTTGCTATCTCTTGCCTTAACAATTCAGCAAAACGAACAATACCCATATCAATCGCTACAATCTCTGATTGTATTAACCATCTACCTCTTACCTTCTGACCAAAGACAGCAGCAGGGGTTAATCCAAAATCAATACCAACATACAAAGGAACACCAATAGCAATAGGTATTTCTTCTTCAGCAATATGAGTTTCACTTACAAACTGTGGATACACAGGCTTACCTTCTTGAATAGAACCTAACTTGTTCATAACATAAACATCTATCCAGCTTTTAGTCTTTCCTCTAATTAAATTTGGATAATACGTTGCAAGTATATTAGATTTATTCTCAGCACCCTTATTCATTACATAACTATTAACATCACCCTTCTCATCTAGCTTCTCACTCATAGCAGAAGGTTGTACATAGAAAGACCAGTTATCAGGTTTAATTAACATCTGTGCTTGCTCTCTAGGAATATAATCTGGAATAGGAACTTCACCAGCCATAATAGCCCACCAATGATCTTCCTCTGGAGCATTGGTATCCGCTATAACACCAGACCAACTTGGGCCACCTTCTCTCATAGAAGGGTATCGACCAACACGCATAGTACACGCATCAATAATACTTTTCGGAACTTCCCTTGCTTCATTAATCCAAATGCCAGTTAGTTCTAAAGACAATAATTTTTTAACATCCTCAGGTCTATCTAATGCTAAGAACAAAACCTCAATATCTAATTCATCTTGTTGTATATGATGAGTGTATGGAACTGACCAATGAAACTTTCCCCATACATCTTCTGGAAACCAATCTAACCAAGTCTTAATAGTTGTGGTTCTTAACTGAGGGTTAGTGTTTCTTATAATAGCCCAACGGCTTTTACGCTTACCTTCTTTGTTCTTATGTTGCTCTAAGCTTCTACGAAAAACTTCAACACAACAAGCAACAGACTTACCAGAACCTACCGGACCTCTTATGCCTCTAAAAAAATTAGAGTCCTTCATAAAAGACTTTATGGTTTGACCATCTGGTTTATAAGTAAAGGTATGCACTATACTTTATATTTATTGATCCCAATCGCCCATGTTAGAATAGTCATACCACTCACGTGAGCTTACAGCTGCACTATAAGCTTCACGCTCACTATATCCTTGCGCTCTTAGTTTTTGCATCATATCAATAAAAAAGGGAACTTTTAATATATGTTCATTCTCCAAATGGAGAGAATTAGCATATTTAAAAACATTTACTGCTAGCTCAATTGGTTTACCCTTATAAGTTTTAGGTCGCTTTGGGGGTTTTATTTTGCTACCAGTTAACGCTAACAATGATTTTTTAGCTGTCTTTGCTTTCTTAACTGCAGCAACCTTTCTTGCATCTTTAGCCATAACTATTCCTTTCTACAAAGTATCTATCTTAAAGTCTTTACCAGTCTTAATAAGTTTGTCAATAACCTCTGGAACAATCGTAGAGATTAACTTGTCAGCCTCACGATCTGTACAAAACTGTTTAGGGTGATACTTCAAATGCACAGTCTTAACAACTTGCCTCAGTATTCTACGCTCTTCCTGATTAAGCTTGTGAAGAAAACTCATTTCTTTTTTCTAGTACGCTTACTACGTTCACTACGTGCAGGTGGTTTTGGAGTTGGCTTTGGTTCTTCAGTTTTCTTAGAAGGTAGCCAAAAAAATAATATTCTAAATAACATACTCATGTTCTATACTTCCTTACTTTCTGTGCAATCTTCTTAGGTTGCTTTACAAATTGTTTCCCAGCACGATTGCCTTTTGCTTTTGCTTTGTTGGTTGCCGCTTTCTCACTAGCACTTAAAGACTTCCAAGCTGCATCTGGTAAGTATCTCTTCTTACCCTTTGAAGGAGAACCATCAGAAGTTCTCCACTTCTGCTTTCCCCAATTTAATAAAGATCGTTGAGGAGCTTTCACTTGTATCCTCCACCTTTAGCCTTGTACGCTTTAGCTAACATCTGTGCTTTTCTCGCTGACCATTGACCAGGATTACCACCTTTACCACCAGCCTTAATTCTTCTAAACAAAGCTTTCCTCATTGTTGGTTTGGTATAATTACCAGCTGCATTAACTGCCATTACGCTTTATTCCTTTTACTAATTGCTCTTGCCTTGGCTCTAGCATCACTCTTAGAACTAGCACCCCAAGCTTTTAAACTAAGAAGAAGTCTGGTTGGCTTTCCCTTAGAATCTCTCTCTGGACCTCTCATGTTACCCATCCTTGCTAAGAAAGATGCACGACGAGGATTATCACCACTCTTCACTGGAGGCTTAAGAGTTCCCTTCTTGTAACTCGCTCTGCCTTTAGCGTTTAACCCACCTTTGGGATTCTTACCTTCTTTTCTAGTCCAAGCTGGTGTTTTATTCATAACGAACCTTTCTAGCTAAAATTGTTTGTAAGTCACTACTTGCAGTAACGTTACCCCACTTTTTGCCCCCCTATCGGTTATTGACACGCTTTGTACTTAGTCCAGCTGTATGTTTATTTTTATACCACCCGTATGCAAGTGCATATGCTTATCAGGCGCTTTGAACCCAGCCCTATCAAGTATGTCTTTGCTTGCTTCTAGCTGTACGTACTCACTCCTTGCACCTGTGCTAAGCTCTGCTAACCTATGACTCGCATACGTAGCATTGAGTCCAAGAGTCTGCTGTATTGCTGTCTGCATGTAGCTTTGCACCTTGGGAGTTCGTAAAGCCTTACTGGCTGAGACACGACCAGACTCTCCTTTAGCGTAGCCAGCAATCTCAGCTGCCTCTTTGATTGTACATCCTGTGGCTACGAGCGTATCAACAAGCTTCACTTGTCTGTCAGTTAGTTGAACAGTTAGCTCTGTCATATGACCTCCATCTTCACGGCTAATTTTGCACATTGCTTAACCTCTGTCAACTGCCATGCAAGTGAACCTCAAGCCCTTGTTCCGAACCGTTGCTCCTATCTCACACTTTGCTCAAGCTTCACATCAACAACTGGCACCATCATTGCCACAAGACCTTGCCTCTACTCTTAGCTCATCCACTTTGCACTGGTAACTATTGTTCGCTACACACCAAAAGTCTCTGTACTGTAATCCACCAAAGCACTCGTTAATCTCCTTCACAGCACTTTGTACGCATACTGTACAACGCTCAATCCTCAGCTAATTGTCACAAGGTTTGGTTTACCAGCGTTACTTTTTTCAAGTTGCACATCATTTGTACCGCCCACTGAGCAGGTAAATTAACTACGCCACTTTGACAAACCTCATCTGCCTAGTCTACTGCAAAGCACCTTGCCGTCGAGATAATCGTGTCTCCCAAGAGGTCGACTCTATTATTATGTTTCGACGGCTTCGACAATTCGCTCCCAAGAGGTCGCTGTGCTTTACAGTAGACTAGGCACAGGCTCCTCCTAAGTAGTCGTCGTCTGAGGAGTGTCTTTGTGTCTCCATTAATTAACCAACTCATTAGGAGGTAAAAATGAGTACAACTGTAAAAAAAGTAACACTAGAAAACGCAACCCTTGTACAATTAGCCGAGGCTCTCGCTACTCATGCTAGACGTTCTATGCCTGAGCTTAACGAGCACTTCATTGAATCACAGTACAAAGACTTTTGTTATGTATCAAAAAATAGTTACGATTACAAAGTTAGAAAAATGGATGAACTAAGAGCAGAGATCAGGAAGCTTTTTGAGGAGGCTGTAGGAACTGAAGTCGTTGATGTAAGCCTTGAGACCAAAACTCAGATGTATCAACGGATGGAACCAGAGCTTGAGGCACTTGAACAGCGATTGATAGCGTTCAAGCAACTTTACAAAGCTCATACCGGGAAAAATTACAGTCATACGACAAAGTCTAAACTGGTACCTAATAGTCAGGCAGTCAGTGAAGCTGCTAAGCGAATAGCTGGACTTTAGAGTCCAGTTATCAAGAGAGGCTAGCCTAGCTAGTCTCTCTAGTTACTTATAAGGGTATTTTACTATCAAGGTATCCTTATAATTAACTAGGAGAGTATCATGATTAGACAATGGCTATTAATATTACTAACATCAGCTTGGATTATAACAATGCAGTATATAATACTGGTTGTAATTCTTGCTATATAATATACAATAAACCTATGAAAGAGAGGAGGCTACTATGCCATCACCAACCCATGATTGTATACTGCTTGCAGAACTAATAGCTGATACTGTTGATACTCCACAGCAAGTTGACAAACTGTTTGACATTCTTACAGACAGTAAGGCTTTGATATGGTGGCTGCAATTATTTTCTGCTGAAAAGAAAATTCAAAATAAAATAAAAGAATTAGTTTTTGCTAAAGTTGAAACTAAAATGATTGATCAAATGTTCAATGAAATGTCTCAAACTATTGAACGTAAAAATGAACATACTTTAGAATCTATTATTGATGATTCAATACCAGGTTATAAAGATCTAATGAAAGGAGGTGATATACATTAACGCATATAAAGATTTACTTCTTGATATAGAAGCTGAGATTCATTGGTGTTTACATGATAAAGGTATGACCAATGAGCAAACTGTTAATCATATTAGAAAAGAATTTAATGATAGTGATGCACGACATGCAGCAGAACTATTAGAAAGAGAGGATTACTAATGAGATTATTAACACCAGAGTTAGAGGATACATTACGCTCTAATTCAAAAGCAAACAAAAATGGAGATAAAAGTTTTCCATTTGTTGTTAAACTATTTAATCCGTATGGATCAGGTACTTGGTATCTTAGTGAACTAGATGATAATGACATTGCATTTGGTCGTTGTGATTTAGGACACGGCGCTGAGTTAGGTTACATAAGTCTTCAAGAACTTAAAGACTACCGATCTCCACTTGGATTAGGTATTGAGCGTGATCTGTACTGGGATGGAGAAGTGCAATGAACCAGTCGAGTGGTTACACATCTACTGGTATCGGTTATCAAAAAACTGATACCAGTTATCAGGCAGCAACCGAAAATAAAAAACTAAAGTTATCGTTAAGACAACAGGTCTTGCAATATTTTATAGATAATCCAAAGTTATCTGTGCAAGCTGGAACAATAGCGTTTACTTTAGACAGGGATCTTTGCCAGATACAGCCAAGAATAACAGAGTTAGTTAATCTTGGTAAGCTAGAGGATAGTGGACACAGAGGTAAAACTAAATATGGTAAATCGTGCATACTCTGGAGACTATCTAATTCAACAACTAATACAAGCGAGGAGGAACCAAAGTATTAGTCAGGAAGAACTTGCTTTTAATATAGGAATTGAAACATCTACCCTACATAGATGGGAAACATTAGTGAGAACACCAAGCTATCACAATCTTATCTCTTGGGTAGATGCTTTGGAATTAAAACTTGAAACGAAAACCAAAGTTAAAATATAAACCTGTTTATAAAGTCTGTCAGGCTTGTGAAGAATCGATAGAATATTTTGTAACATTAAGTTTAAATGGAGATGTTACTAAATATTATATCATTTGTGTTAATTGTTATGAGAAAGATTTATGGCAAACAAAAATAAAAACAAAGGAACCTATCACGAAAACTGGTTTGTAAAATGGTTGAATAGTTTTGGTATTAAAACTAAACGTCAGCCTATGTCTGGTTCACTAGGTGGTGAATACTCTGGTGATTTAGTTCTTAAGATTCAAGGATACAGACTCATTGGTGAAGTAAAGTATAGAGATATATCTAACTTCCCTAATCCATTTAAAGTTTTAGTCAACAGAGACATAGCTTTTTATAAGCGTAGAAAAGGTGTGCCTCAAACACTAGTCATTATGTCTGGTGAATTATTTCAACAACTCATGGAGGAAAGAGAACATGAGTCTACCAGTGATACCTCTTGATTATGTAGCTGAAGTACTACAAGAATCTGGTGAACGTTTTTATATTTCAGAATATATCTGGAAGAAAAGTGGTGGTGATTGCACCTATCGTAAGGGTGAAGAAACCTATGAAAAAGATGCAAAGGAATTTATTAATGAAAAATTTAGTAAGTATAACTGGTGGCATAATAAACACTCAGACTTCTGGACATTTGTTGAAGATGCTAACAAAGAAACCTTTGAATTTGAATGGAATAAAATAACTATTCAAGTAAAGATAACCCACTTTGGATATTGCATTCAAAGAAATGGTGGAACACATCACCATGCATGGGAGCTGCAAACCAAAGGGAATAAATTATCATTTGTTAAGATGGAGAATGGAGTCTATACCACTGAAGGAGTAACTCCATTACCTATTACTAGCACTGGTTTTACATCTGGTCACATACTAAAACGTGATCCATTTGATTACATCAAAGCCAATGAACTCAAAGAATTTTTACTTGAAGAACTTGGTGACCCACCATCACAAGGAGAATTATTTTAACTGCATAAGGAAAGAGATATGCTAATGAAAAATACTTTATTAACAACAAGTTATGACTTGTTTTGGAGTAGTGTTCTTGATAAAATAAAAGACGCTTCACACTTTGAAGAGTTACCGGAAATAAAAGATTGGGCTATTAAAGAATCCAGAACTGCTGGTGAAATGATTACCCATTCTTGCCATATTGAAATGGAAATTGAAGCTCTTTGGAACGAATACTGGCAAAGATAAGGAGGTGCTATGTCATTTATATTAATGGCTGAAGTTATGAAGATAAATGATATTGATGATCCATTATCTAAATGGTTACTGTTAGTTCTTGCTGACTATGCAAGTGATAATACTCGAACCTGTTTTCCAAGCCTAACAACTATATCTAAAGTTAGTTGTATTCGTAAGACTACCTTACAAAAAAGATTACGTTGGCTGGAAGATAATGAATATATCAATCGAACATCAGGTAATTCATACGCTTCAAATATTTATACCGTACTACCTAACCTATGTCGGGAGGCGACATACGTAGGTCGCCAGCCGACACCTAACCTATCAAGTAACCATATGACTAAGATAGTATCTAAGAATAAAAAAGGATTAATAGATCTAGATTGGAAACCTAGCCAAGACATACTTGATAAGATCAAAGATAAATTTGGAGAGATAGATCATGCAAAAGAAACCGACAAGTTTGTCAACTATCATGTCGCAAAGGGTTCAGTCTTTGCAAAAGCGGAGAGAGCTTACTACAACTGGTGTCGCAATGCCTCTGAGTGGGGAGCAAAAATCGTTAGCATTGAGAACTTTAAAAACAGCAGAGGTTCCAGCACGAACGGACATAGCTCTGGGTACTTTGCTTCAGTCATTGACAACCTTGACAGTGACGATTAAAGGAGGAACAGAAGAGCATTCACCTGTACTCGACATGATAATACGCTCTGAGAAGCATTTTAAGGACTGTAGAGAGGGTGTATTGCAAACTTTGGTACCTTTACCCCCCGAAGAAATAATGAAGTCTCTCGTGTCACTTTCTTCATTGATGAAAAAACAGTTTGGTGAGACTGCTGCCGACCAAAGTGTGAGAATAAAAGCATTGTCTTTGCAACTGCAAGATGTCCCTGCTGATATAGTTTTGTATGCCATGCGTCAGATTGTAGATACTCAAAAAGAATTTCCTGTTTGGTCTGACTTTGCAAAGATTGTGAACCATAGAAAAAGAAACAGAGATTCAATACTTAAACAACTAGA